GGGCTGGAGGGGAGTAGGTCCCGGAGGGTGAGTTTGCGGTCCGGCTCGGCGATGACGCCAGGGATACGCTGGGGTACGATGAGGTCGCCCGCGCTGGCCGCGTCCGAGGAGACAAGCTCCTTGACGCTGAACGGGGCGCTCTCGCGCCTGCCGCCTGCGACCGCATCCTTGAACTCCTTGGATTCCACGAAGGCATGTCCGATGTCGACGCGCTTTGTCTGCGGCATGGCGGTCCCGCCTGCCACAGTGGCCTTGTCGATCTTGACCTTGAGGTCGACGAACTCGGCCTGCATCGCGGCGATAGCGGCCTTGGTCTCGGCTGCTACCTCGCCTGCGGCCTTCACATCGGCCTCGGCCTTGGCGTACTGGTCGGTGAGCGCCTTGGAGACCTGCTCCACGCGCTCGATAAGTTCCTTCACTTCCATCGTGAGATTACCTCCTATACGTTACTCAGTCTCGCCAGCATAGCGTCGATTCGTTTCGACGCCGCCGACACGTCGTAGCCCTCGATGCCATCCAGCAGGGCTTTCAGCCTGGCGGCTCCCTCGTCGATTGCAGGAGTGGATTTCTCCGGCTCCGCCTCGTTGGGAGTGCTCTCTGCCGTTAGCAGGGCATTCAGCGCGTCGATTGCCGCGCGGACTTTCTCGGGTGATGCGGTTTTCACGCCTTCAAGGGCGGCAAGGCTGGCATCCAACTTAGCGCCGAGTATGAGTGCGTCGGGATTGGCCGCGAAGGTCACCGGGGAGATGTCAAACAGGCGCAGTTCTTTCAGATGCCGGACGCCATCCGTGACCACGTCCTTGACCGTCTCGTAGCCAATGGACATCTCGGTCACCACGCCGTCGCGCATCAGTTCGAGCGCCTCACGCGCACGCTGCACGCCGAGGCTGAGCTTTCCCTTGACGTACAGGCCGGAGTCATCCTCTCGCATCTCCAGCGGCCTGCCGATTGGGTCCCACGTGCTGTGCTGCCACAAAATCTTGATGCGGCTGGCGTTCTCCTGGAGAGTCTTGCTGAACGCCCCATGCTCGATGACATCGCCGTAGCTGTCCGGCTTCGACGTGAACGTTGCCGCATAGCCCTCAAATATGCCCTCTGTCTCGTCGAGCGCCTTGACCTCGAATCTCAGCGATTTACGTTCCATCGCCTTGCCCTCCTGCAATTCACTATAGCATATCGCCAACCGCTGCTCGGTGTCGTATTCAGAGACCATGACGGCGTCAGTCATGCAGCGCTCGATGAACTCGCTGTCACTCTCTCCTGTCCTGGGCCTCGGTATCGGCATTATCCGAACAGCTCCGTGCAGCGGCAGTTGATCACATTCTCCGGCCCTCCGGCGGGGTCGCCGGGGTAGAGCATGCCGTTAGAATAGCGCACTCCGAGGTCGACCGTCTCGCCATCGATGCCGATATGCTCGTCGCGGGTTCTGTCATCGCGGGTCGACAGCCACATGTGCCACGTCGCGCCGGAGGCAAGCGCCGCCTCGTGCTGACCGTAGCCCGCCGCCATGGCTGTCTCGGTCCGCGCTACACGCTCAGCCATGAACTCGGCTCGCTCGGTGTAGAATTGCTGCAACGATTGAGCGATGCGCTGGTTCGATAGATGCGCCTCCACGCCATCGCGTATCAGCCGCGCTGCCTCCGCCTTCTGCGTGCCGAGGATGGTTTCTACCTGTTCGGCTGCGTGTTGCGCCAGCCACGATCGGACCGCTGCCGCCTGCGGGTTGAAAGTGCCGCCAAGTGCACGTGCAATCTCGCCGCCAAACTCCTCGATGGTAGCGAATCCGAGCGATGCGATGTACGCCTCCCAGCGCTTAGCCTTGTCGCCGGTCACGCGCCACGCGATCTGCACGAGGTCATCTTCCGCCGATGCCTTGCGGGACTTCTCTGCCCGCAGAGCTGAGGCCATCTCGCGGCCTAGTTCCTCGTAGAGTGGCCGGACCTTGGCTGTCACCATGCGAATCCATGCCGCGCGTTTGCGGTCCGCGAGCTTCCAGTGCAGCGCCTTCTGCTCCTCGGTGAGAATCGGCCCGTGTGCCTTTGATTGCTCCGGCTGCGATACGCCGACAGGCGCGAGCGAGAACGGCATGTAGGAATTATCCCAGCCGGGGAACTCCTCAATGCCGAGCTCAAGTCGTTCCGAAATCTGTGAGACAGGAACGCCCATCGAGAAGAGCTTCTGCGCCTGGTCGACCTTCATGCCGTAGTCGTTACGCATGGCCGCGACTCCGGACGTGTCGTAGCCGATTGCCAGTCCGTCCTGTTGGTACAACGGCACGAGCCGGAGATTCACCATCGCCTGGACGTCATCGAGCAACGGCAGCACGGTATCCTCGTAGAGCGAGCGCCTCGCCTCTGCGACGTTGTTGTAGCTCGAGTGCTCCCTGTCGCCGATCCACCACGGGTCAACGCCGAATGCCGCCGCGATGTCCCGTTTGTTCTGGATGCGGCTCTTGATGAAGTCCATCTCGACCGGCGTCAACGACATCTGCGTCCATTTCATCGAGCCGCCGAGTACCCACGGAGCGCGGCGGTTGCCCTTCTGGAGGTACAACTCGCGCACCTGCCGCACGGCCTCCTCGTGCTGGTCCTGAGTCTGAATCATGTCAGACGAGAATACGCCGTCAGGCATGCCGCGATTCTGCATGCTGATTTTCTGTGTGTCCTGCGCCTCGTTGTCGGCGTCGATTGTCCGCGCCGCCGCCTGTAGGTCGCCGATGCCCCAGTATGGGTTCGCCGGGTTGAAGCGCATCAGGTGAATGAACGTTGCCCGCGGCAGCGTCGATATCCGCCCCTCGGGGTCACGGTACTGCCAGCCATCGAGCCACACGGCGCGGTCACGCGACGGTATTGGCTGTATCATATCCGGCTGGCACGGCCACAATTCGACCGGCGGCACGGGCCGTTTGTCCGGCGTCGGCAGCGGCTGCCAGAGCGCGTTGCCGCACAATAGCAGGTGCGCGGTCGTGACCTCGATCATGTCCTGCCCGGAGTACTCAGGGTTCGGGCTGGCCAAGAGCTTCGTCAGCGGATGCCCCCAGTCGTTCTCGCCGTTCACAGATGCCACCCATGGCACGGATGACGCCGCCTGTGCGATGGCCCGCACGGCGCGGTACACGGCAATGGACATCGTGTAGCCCTCGCGCACCGCCTTCTGTAGGGTGAGTTCCGAGTACACCGGCTGTCCGGGTGAGTAGCCGACGTGGAGCGCCGACCAGCCCGACGCCGTAGAAGGGACATTCCAGATGAGCGCCTTGAGTAGCAGCCGCCTCAGTGGATTCATGCGCCTACTCCTATGATACCATGATGCGTTGTGTTATCCCGCGCGGCCTATGAACAGCTCGCGTTTCGGCTGCAATGCCAGCCAGTTTAGCGCCTGTGACGACGAGTCCACCTGGTCGTCGTGCTCACCGTTCGGGAACGCGGACATCTCGTCAACGTAGTCTGCCAGCCACGGAGCGCGTTCCGGTAGCAGTACCCTGCCCGCCTCGATGAGCGGCGTCACTGCCGTCAGCCGACTGACCTTGTCTCTGTCGGGTCGTACCGGCAGCACGGGCAGTCTGGTGCCGCGCCGTAACTCCTGTATGAGTGATTGCCCACTGGCCGCGTCCTCAACCAGTATCGCCACTGGGTGGTCTCGGTCATTGAGCGCCACGACCTGTCTCTTGAGCTCCGGGAACTCTACCCGCCCGCGCCACAGGTCGATGAGATGATAGCCGGTCTCTGATTCTCCCCAGACCGTGCAGACTGACCAGTCATCGGTTTTGCCGCCCTTGAACGCCGTATCCCACGAGTGGATGATGCGCGTGCATTTCGGCAGTTCGCGGTAGTACCTCCACCACTCACGCCGCACGATGTTGCCGCCCTCTATCTCGGGCTCCCCCTGGTAGAGTGACGCGAACGCCTGAGAGCCGATGGTGGTACGGATGCCCTCCAATGCCTCGATGGGGTAGCGCTCAGGCCACAATGCCTGCCCGTCGGTGATGGCCTTCAGGTGCAATACCTCCCACTGGTCGGCCTGCGGGTCCTCTGCCGCCAGGCGCAACAGCCTACCAACGAGGTCGTCATGGTGCCAGCGGGTCATAACCACGATGACCGCCGCGCCCGGCGCTGCCCGTGTGCGGAACACTGTGCGGTACCATTCCCAGACCTTCTCTCGGATGTTGGCGGACTGCGCCTCCTCCGCGTCCTTGGTCGGGTCGTCGAGGATGCCCACGTCGAAACCACGCCCAGTGAGGCCGCCGCCGATGCCGACGGCGTAGTACGATCCGCCCTGCACCGTGCCCCACTCGTGCGCCGCCTGCCGCTGTGGGATGACTGCATCCTGCCCTGCCCTCTCTGGTCGGTACAACGCCTCGGGGTAGAGCTTGCGAGTCTCCGGCGACACGAATATGTCACGGGCGCGGCGGGAGTGGGTGAGCGCGATTGACTCGGCGTAGCCCGCCTGAACGATGGAGACACCCGGATGCCGCCCAAGCATCCAGCAGGGGAAGCGCAGAGAGACCAACTCAGACTTTCCGTGCCTCGGCGGCATGGTGACGATGAGGCGCTTGACCTCGCCGCGTTCGACCGCCTCCAGCCGGTCGGCAAGCGTCAGGATATGCGCCGGTGTTTCGTACTCCGGCCATGTGTAGCGGCAGAAATCAAGCAGGCTCTGCCGCGCCCTGCGTCGGCTCAGTAGTTCCGCCGCTGCGTCCGCCCGCAATGATTTCCGCGAGTTCGTCATCCGTGAGGCTGCGTACATTCCGTGATACCGTCACCGCAGATTCTACCCTGTCTGTCTGGCCCAGGTATTGTTTGCCGAGCCAGATGAGCATAGCCGTGCTGCCACGACGCGCCGCTGCCCACTGGAGGCGGCGGAGGCTGGTCTTGCCCTTCTCTCTGGCCGCGTCGTAGATGGCGCGGAACTCGGCATCGCGCTTGAGCTTCGTGCTGGACACGCCGAGTACGTGCGCTATCTCGTCGATGGTGCACTGAATCTCGGCCAGTTTGCCTGCCTGTTTATAGTCTACCTCGATGCGCGGGCGTGCCATGCTGCTCCTCAGGGTTATGCTAACACAGTCTCCGGCTCGTTCTCACCCTCGCGGTAGATGAGCAGGCCCAGGCGCTTCGCCGCGGCTATTTCGGCCTGTGTGCCTTCGCTGTTCTGTGAGCCTTTCAGGACATAGATCGCGTCGCACCGTGACAGGACTTCGAGATAGCCCCTGAGATACCACCAGTCCTCGCCGGTGAAGTGGGCGCTGTTGCTGTGAGGGCAGAACGCGACGTAGCCGAGGTTCCACAGCCGTTGTGCTGCCACCAGCGCACGGTCAATGTTGTGCTGGATGCCTTTCTTGATGGGGCAGCGATAGGGCCCGGCCACGTAGATGATTTGAGTGTACGGCTCAGGCATCACGCACCTCCATCGGTAGCCCCCAGTATCCCTTTCTGACCATCATTGCAATCACGGCGTAGTTGGCGAGGTCAAGCCATGAGTCGTCTACTGATTCGTTGCGCGGCTTCTCGCCCTTGTAGAGATTCTTGAGTCGACCAATCTTGTCGTTCGCCCGCACGAGTACGCCATAATCGCCGAAGTCGAGGATGTTCCCCGGCCCGTAGTCGCGCTGCTTGCGAATCATCAGATCGCGCATGTCATCCAGAACCAGGCCGAGTGCTTCCTGAAAGGTCCTGGGTTTCTTCTCGTCACAGTCCATTCGGAAACGCCTCCTTCATGTAGTCGGGCATCGGGGTGTGCTCCCAGTCGCCCGTTCGCTCATTCCACGTCATGCCGGTGCGACTCTGACAGCCGCGCCAGTCATGCGCACTGTCGGCCATGAGTGCCTTCCCCGTCGCCAAAATCATCCGCAACAGGGCGATTTCGCGCTCCTCCACCAGTCGTTGAAACTCGGAGTCGGTCATTGAACCTCCACTATCGTCATCGGTCCCGCCTTGTCGACCTTCGCCGTGTACGTCCGCTCGCGTATCACTTGGTGCCGGTCGTCGGTTATCAGATTGCATCGCACCATGGCATCCCATACGGGCTTCATGGCCTGCCCTTCGAGGTTATCTGTGTCGATGCGCCGGTTGTCAGGCAGAACGAACATCACCCTGATTGTGACCGACTCTAGAGCGATCCATTTCTGCGGGCAACCCGACCTGTTGCGGGCATCGACGATGGCATAGTGCGCCGCAGTTCCCCAATCTACCGCCGACCGGCGCCGCGCCCATCTCTGTCCATTGGTCGCAGTCCAGTTGTTGCCGCGCAACGCAACCGGCGGCAGGCCGGGGATAGCGATGGTCAATGTCATTCCTGCACCCCCTTGCTTCTCGCCAACCTGAACTCGCTCCGCTTGCCCCTGAAGTACGTCGTGCCGTCGGGCAATACATTCAGCGCCTTCATGCCCAGGTTCTCGTCCTCTTTCTTCTCGTCGCCGCAGTATTTGCACACGCCCCAGTATTCGCGTGTCCCGTCTGGCATGTCGCGCCACTCCATGAGGTAGTGATGGGCGCCAGTGGGTGAGAGTGGACAGCGGGCGTCGTGCCTCATGCCGTCACCGCCTGCCACGATCTCACCAGACACGTTTCGTTGATGTAGCCCCGCACATGGTCCAGTCCGTTGTTGGGCCACGGGTACGCGCTGCGCTCGTCCATGTCCAGGAGCCGCGCCCACAGCTCAGGCCGGTTGTCTCGCAGCCATCGCAGCGCAGCCTTTGATTGCAATGGGCAGCACCAACAGGACAGATGCCCCTT